ATTTAAATGATCTCTTGCTATTTTTTCTGCAACTTCTTTATCATCAGTATGTTCCATTTCAACTTTGATTCCCATCTTTAATTGTTCTGGATCTGGTTCTGCTTTATACATATCATAAGTTTGTCTCTTTTTATCATACTCTTGTAACTGTTTATACATTTCTTCTCCCTCTGGAGTCAATTTAGGTAATTCTTCTTCATCTTCTGCTTTTTTTGTATCTCCTTTTGGAACACAGTTAGGAACTTGTTTACCATCTTTTTCTTTCATTCCAATTTGTTCATATCCTTCCCAACATGCTTTATCAACATAACAACCGAACTTACTACATTTGATTACCATCTTACCATCTCCTCTATCCTCTGTATGGTCAGCTATTGCTTTTGCAACTGTATTATGATCAGTGATTAATGCCAATGGTACAGCAGGATCTCTACATACTGCAACCTCGTAATGTTCTAACTCTTTAAGTGCATATGCGATTGAACCATCTTTCATTACAATTGGTTCTCTGTTAGTTCTTGTTGCTCCACCAAATGATAATCCCTTGTATTCTCCTGATTTAATTTTACCCCAAATTTCATGATCTAGTTCATAGTTCTTGTGAATCTTACCAGTAATTTTAATTGCAGGATATTCACTTCCGTCTTTATCTACGAATGTAGTTTTAGAATAGTTAATACCTTTACCAACAATTCTATTTGAGTGTGTGTCAGAGATAGGAGCACCTCTGTCCATCCAAACAGGAAGAACTTTATAGAGTTCATCTACGATTGTAATTTCTCCTTGTTTGTCTTTAACTTGAACAGTAAGATAACCTTCAAAATATCTGTCATCAGAATTAATTGGCTGAAGACTCTTTGTTACAAAATTACTGAAATACAACTGATCTTCCATATATAAAACTGAGTGCGTAATTACATATAAATATTATGATAAAAAATGAATGAGAGGAAAAATCCTACTCGGTTTCTGTATCTTTCTTTGCTCTGGTTACTGCGTAATCAATAGCAAAACCAGATGTCAATCCTATGAGAGCTACGCCTAAGAGACTCATGCCTTCGATAGCGATTGTTTGTGCGATTGCTATACCTGCAAAAGTTGAGACAATAATAGCACCAATGAGTTTCTTTGCTGAATAGCTTTCGCCATCAGAATTAAGATAACCCCTGACGGTATTTAATCCTGCACCAACGATTGTAGTTATTACTGCAATCAGTAATGGGTCTACCATGTAAGAATGTAAAATTGACCATTATATAAACTATATGCTATAAAACAAGCATGGAATCGATTACATCACAAAACCATCGACACTTGGTTTTCTTTTTACTCTTATTCTGTTTCATTCCATAATCTACTCCATTCTACTGCTTCCTTGCTTATCGCCAATCCAGTCACAAATATTGCTGAAAAGAAGGCGATGATTAATGTTTGGTTGAATGTAAGGCTAAGTTCAAACAAAGTTTCTGCAACATTCCCACCTACAAGAGGGCTAAAGAAAGCAATTCCAAAGTTACCGAGTAGTTTAGCAATTAATTTCTGTACATGTATGTTCATATAATAACTTATATTCTAGGTATTTAAATTAACCTACTCGTTTTAGGTAACCACTGTGTATCATGTGCATTAATAGTTCAGGTTCACTACAGAATAGTTGTATAACTTCTTCTGAAAGTGATTCTCCTTTGAATCTACCACATTTGAAACATACATGAACAGCAAGTAACTCTTTTCTTGCATCATTTGCTTTTGCATATGTATATTTGAATCCACCACAATTACATTTTTCTCGTTTTTTTGCTTTTGTTTTAGTTTTAACCATGATTAACTTAAAAAAGGTTTATTAATAAAGATTTGTTAATACAATTATGGGTACTGCTATCTATGTATATGAAAATTTAGAACAATATTACAAAAAATATGAAAATTTTGTAGATCCTAAAAAACAAATAAATGAAACATCATTTAAGGTGCTTGATTTGTATATCAAATTCAGAGAAAAATTGTGGATTATACTTGATACAGACAAATATTCAAATAAAGTCAATGCAACAAGGTCAATAACATTCTTTAATCTTAAAGAATTCAAAAATTATGCCGATGGAGATGAAAAATTAGTCACTCATGGTAAAATTTCGTATGATCCAGAGACAAATCATGTGAGATTCTTTCCAAAATTGTTTGGTAGATGTGATTTAAACTTAAAAGTTGATAAATTTCATGGAGAAAAACCCAAAAAACTATCAAAAATAGATCAAGGTAACATATTTTATGATATGACTTTTAATCGATTGATATTAATCATAGGTGGTAAAGATTAAATTTGATTTTGTCCTTGGAGAAGTAGAAGGATTACTAAAAGAAACCAATTTTCGTCTTGAAAATATAGAAATTTTGCTTGAGTTTATACTAATTCCACCTGATTTAAAGAAATACATGATTGATAAAAAAGAAAGATTAAAGAAAAAAGGGCTTAGCGAGGATTTGCTAGACCATTGTCAAAAATAACTTTCCAATCTTTACCATGTTTCTTTCTCATACGTTGCCAAAATGGGTCTGCACCAAATTGTCCACCCTTTTTGTTGTATTCTTTAATGTGATTTGCACATTTTCTATGGCATTTGTGACACAATCTACCGTTAATTTGTTCCAAGTTGAACTTGTGTTTGCCACAAAAGAAACATAATCCATAGTAAACAGATTTAATTGGAACTAGAATAGTCTCTCGACCTCTAGTACCTGCACAGTCTCCACATATATCAAGAACTAATGCTGCAACTGCGTTGTTTCCGAAACAGTTGTAACACATTCCTTCCTTGTAGTTGTTAACTTTGGTGTATTCACTACTTTGATGTATATCCCAAATCTTGTTTCCAAGATCGGTTCCACCTGTATTAACGTCTAGTTCAGTTGGCATTAATAACCATGATCCTTTTTACAGTTATTAATCTTTTTAATTGTATCTTGAATAATTACGTGTACTTCGTATTCTAAACCTTTTAGTTCAATACAAGATTTTGCAACTTCGTAGAACTCTTCAATATCTCCAACTACTAATTTACTTTTGAATGATTGAGTGGGTTTAACTACTTCTTTAATTTCTTCTTTTACTTCTTTCTTTTGTACTTTGATTTCAACTGGTTTTACTTCTTTCTTAGTCTTCTTCAGCATCTTCCCACCTCCTTACACTTGCAAATTCGTTTTTGACAATATCTCTTGCTTGTCTTACTGTAAGTCCTGTACCATTCTTTCTTAACTCTTCTATGGTCTTTGATTTATTCCATCCAAAGTCAACTGCTGTTTGTAATGTCTTCTTGATAACTGTAAAGTTACTTGGTGTAATACCATCAGGATAATTCTTTTGACTTAATGATGTACCACTTCCAGTAGAAGGACTACCTTGTGCAACTCCTCCTACATCAGATGGTCTTCTTTGTAATGGAGCACCTTCAAATCTTTGTCTGTTTTCAACTGGTGCTGCTTCACTTCTACCTCTACCATTTGCTCCACTGTTTGGTGGTTGATTTGGATCTTGCATTGGTTCTTTGGAAACTTTGAATTCTCCATTATGAGTCATTGATACATCAAATCCCATTTGTTGTAACATAGACATGTTCTGTATCTCTGCTCCTTCTCTTTGTATTTCTGATAGTTTGTCGTTTTCTTCTCCTTGTACAAGTTTCAAATCCCAATCATCAATACCAACTGCTTCTGCAATTTTTCTAAAGAATGATTTGTATAAAATATCCTGACCCCATTTTACTGCTCTGTTTGTAATTGTAACTTGCAATCCTTCTTGTGACCATCCACCTACCATCTCTCCGTAGTACAATGGAAGAACACCATAGATAGCACCAATGATTTGTCTTAGTTCTTTTCTAATTTCAATAAATTGTAACTCTTGTAGTGATCCAGTAAAGTCTAACCACTGTGCCATGTTCTTGTTACCTCGTTCTGCTTCTACCATAAGTGGATGAATCATGTATGGGTCTTCAGTTGCTTTCTGTTCAAGCATATCCCAAGACTTTCTAAATGTCTCGTAATTACGAGAGGCAATTAACAATAAACCTCTTGGTGGTCTCATTTTATCAAAATACTTGCGTATATACTCATCCATGTGTGATAATGACATGGCTTTAGACCATACTGCGAAAATAGGAGAGAATCCATAGATTAATGCAGGTCTATACTTTCCTGCTTTCCAAATTACTTCTCCTTCAGCATAAATTACTCTTTTTGGCTGTGGAATACCAACAGAATAGACAGAATTGACTTCTAAAATGGCTTTTAGTGCATCTGCACCACATTTTGGGCATTTTGGTTCATATAATCGAGTTCCTCTGTGTTCAAATCGAGGACAAACGTAAATTTTCTGTCTTTTATCATCATAACCAATTTTTCCATCACTATCTGCAATCATAGCGACTTGTGGAGGGTCAATTCTAATCATTTCCTTTATCTCAGTCTTATTATGATCGATCCTGCCAGTTGCATCATCGATAAAGTAGTTTTTTAGTAAAAGCAAGTATGCATTATCTGCAATTTCCAAATCTCTTTCTAATTGTCTTCCTAAATCCTCTACAGTTTGGTTGTTTCCGTTAATTGGATTGTGTACCATGTTATCTAATATCTTTCTGTGTAATGGATCTGGTCTTCTAAGGTCAGTAGAACCACAAGAATCACATTGTAATACTTCATCTCCATTTTGTATTGAACCAGATGCTTCTGGGGAGGTTTTAAACTCTTTCTCACATTTATTACATTTGAATTTGAATCTTTCAGTTACTTCAAATCCGTTCTTAAACATCTCTCTGTTAATAGTCTCAATAGGAATACGTAATGCATCAATGTTATCAGCCAACTCATAAATCATAATTAATGGGAATGGGAAGATAGGTAACTTTGCACCTGTATCTGTAGCCATGTATGGCTGAGCCATAGAGGGTCTAACTACGTTTTCAGTATATGATTTATTAGTAAAATTAAGGCTCTTTGCTATATTTCTAAAAGTATCAGTAAATCCCAACGTATATATTCATCTATGCTTAATATATAAAGTTTGTCAAATATTGTTAAAAAGTTGTTAAAAAAATGTTAAGAGTGTTTACCATGTGTTTTGCAGTAAATATCTCTTCCACCACAACCTGCGGCTCCACAAGTACATGAGAAAACGCTTGGTTTTGGTGCTACTACTACATCTTCTTTTTCTTCTACTTTATCAGGTTTAGCCATAGTTTGATAATATTTTTAAAGCATATAAATATTATTATATTGCCTAGTAGTGTGAGCGATTGCATACTCCATGATGCTTTACGCTGAGGAGAGGACTGACGTAGCGAATCAGCTAGGTTTATATTGACATTTGATTATTAAGGTTTAATGCATCACTGTAAAAACATATGTGGTAGATTCAAAGCTCCTATGGGCAAGAGAAACTACAACGATAGCGAGAGATGTACCTTATGTGGTATATTCATTACACATCCAACTGGTGGACATCATTGTCCTTGCTGTGGATATAAGATGAGATACAACGTTCGTACCGAAAGGTGGCGAAAAGAGGAAGAATACAAAAGAATTTAAACTCCCTTTTTATACTTTTTATATGGTAGAATTCACATTAAAGGACTATGAAGTTCTGCTTAAATGGTTTGAATTGATGTTTGCTAAGGATATGAAGAAATTAAGATTAGAAGATAGACGAGTATTTTGGAAGATTAACTTTCTTGTAGAAGATAAAATAGAAGAAGAAAGACTCTTTGGTAAAGAAAAAGATTAAATATATATTATGGTACATATATTAACAATTAGGTCGTCAGGGATTACCACCGTACTACGGTCGTAACGGTAGCCCTCTTAGACCCGTTCCTTCAGGTCGAAGGCGTGTGAACACGTAAGGGTCACACTTCCCTTTTGTGGGTTAAACTTGGCTTAAACTTGGGTTACGTTTATATATTAATATTAAATATACAATTCATGGATGTTGTTGTTATTGGTGGAGGGTCAGCAGGATTAATAACATCTTTAATATTAACAAATAAAGTTAAAATACCGATTAATGTGAAACTTATAGAATCTCCAACAGAAAAAATAATAGGTGTTGGAGAATCAACTGTAGGTTCTTTTCGAGCAGATTTAGAAAATATAATGGGAATACATTTTCATGATTTTATAGATGAAGTTCAACCTACAAACAAATTAGGATTATGGTTGTCTTTTGGATCAGAAGATTTTCATTTTAGTTTTGATAATGTGTTTGAAGCTATTGAAATGGAAAACGATTTTCCTAAACCCATTGGATTTAGATTTAGAAGAGGTAATTTTAATCATAGTCAATTTTCTAAAGCTATGATTTATGATAAACAAGCATATATTCCATCAGAAGACTCAATATATTCACAAGGATTTCATATGCATAACGATAAGTTTATAGCATTTTGTAAAAAAGAATTAAAAAACAGAGGTGTGGAAATTATTGCAGATCATATTACTGATATAAAACGTGATGATAAAGGTAACATATTATCATTAAATGATAAATATCATGCTGATTTATTTATAGATGCTTCTGGATTTAAATCTATATTAAGTGAAGAAGAATGGATAGATTATAGTGATGCATTAGTTAATGATAGTGCATTAGTATTTACATCTGAAACAGAATTAAGACCTTATACAAAGGCAATAACAATGAATAATGGATGGATGTGGCAAATAGATCATTTAGATAAAAGAGTTAATGGTTATGTTTATTCATCTAAATACGCAACAGAAAAAGATATTTTAGAAGAATTAAATAATGAACACGATTATAATGTAAAAGATTATAAAATAATTCATTTTAAAACTGGAAGAAAAGCAAAACATTGGGTTAACAATGTCATAACAGTAGGTAATGCAGATATGTTTGTAGAGCCATTAGAATCAACTTCTTTAATGTGCATAATAAAATGTATTGATGATGTTGGATATATTATAAATTTAAATGATAAAGCATTTAATCTAAAAGAAGCTTATAATGAAGAACAAAATGAGTATTATGATAATATAAGAGACTTTATATTATTACATTTTTGTTATAATGAAAGAAAACAAACAAAATATTGGCAAGATTATAATCAAAGAAGATCAATGTTAGGAAAATTTGGAAAGAAAATGGTTAATTATTTTACTGATAACGATGCTAGTCTAGCATTTACACAATGGACTGCTGTGTGTAATCCATTTGGTCTTAATGGATGGTATTCAATAATGAGAGGTTTAGATTTACGTAAATCATTCTAGTTACGTTTATATAACTAAACAACTATTACAAAACATGAGAAATAAGTTTCTATTTTTTAGTGCATGTTTCTGCATGGGTACAGGGGTTCTGTTACCAGTGGGAATAGCATTAATGGTAGCTTACTATTGGGATGACGTAAAGAGATTTTTAAAACCAGAACTTTACCCTGAACCAATTAAGAAAGAAATACCAAAAGGCAAAGCAGCAGTATACCATAACGAGACGTTGGAGGCAAACAAATGATTGGGTCAAAACAAATTGACAAAATACTTTGTATAGCCTGTGGCACTTTAATTGGAGACCATACAAAGAACGGACTTGCAAGATGTCTGTTTAGAGTCCAAGGCACAATGATTGCCGAAGGCGAAAAAGAGGCGATTGAGAGAAACAAGAAGAAGGTCTTTGAGATGGTAGACGAACTAACAACAAGCGATGATGTATTAGACATCAAAGATGATGTATTAGAGAAAGCAGATGGAGAAAAAGTATCAGAAGAAACTTGAAGAGATGACGTACTACCAGTTGCTTCGACACGTTTGCGGGAGCAAAAAAGAGTATGTTGAGGCGAGGCGAAAGTTAGATCCGTTGTTGAAACGTATAGGAGAGCACTATGCTAAACTCAGGTCTTAAATTCTTTGACCTCTTTGCAGGTGTAGGTGGATTTCGCCTTGGTATGGAAAGGGCTGGACACGAATGTGTAGGTTCTTGCGAGTGGGATAAATACGCAAGAGAAACATATAAAAAAGGGTTTGGACATTATCCACAGTATAATGATGCCAAAGACTTGCAACCAAGCACACTCCCATACTTTGATGTGCTTTGTGCAGGATTCCCTTGCCAAGCTTTCTCTGTTGCAGGACAAAGATTGGGATTCCAAGATACCAGAGGTACTGTCTTTTTTGAAATTGCTAGGATTGCAAAAATTAAAAGACCGAGGTATTTGTTCCTTGAGAACGTTAAAGGGCTACTTAATCACGAAGGAGGGAAAACTTTCAGAACAATCCTCTCTACCCTTGATGAAATGGGGTATGATGTTGAATGGCAGTTACTTAACAGCAAATATTTCGTTCCACAAAACAGAGAACGTGTCTTCATTATCGGACATTCTAGAGGAGAACGTACCAGACAAGTATTTCCTGTCGGAGACTATGACGAAAAAGCTGATGAAAAACAAATAAACAAAGTGGGTGGTTATTCTCAATGTTCAGCAGTTTATGATCCAAGTGGTATTGCTCCAACTATATCTGCTTGTACTCATGGGTATGCCATAGGAAACATAATACAGAGACTTCAACCTAAACAAATAGGATATATAAATAAAAACATACAGGGCAATCGGGTATATGATCCAGAAGGTGCTTCCGTTACAATAAAAGCCGAAGGTGGAGGATGGGGTGCTAAGACAGGACTTTATGCGATATCTCATACTAAAGCAAATATGAAACAGCGTTATCAGGAGAGAGATAATACTTGGTCTATTGATACAAGCGGGGGTAAAATGGCAGTGCAGGATGGTACACGCATTAGAAGGCTTACACCAGTAGAGTGCGAAAGACTGCAAGGTTTTCCCGATGGGTGGACAGAAGGTGTCTCCGACACACAAAGATATAAGCAAATGGGTAATGCTGTTACTGTTGATGTAGTGGAATATATTGCTCGTAGATTGGAATAAACATTCATAAGGCTTATATATTAGGGAAACGTATTTAAACTATGAAGTATCATTGTAAAAACTGTGATTTTGTCGCAGATGGAGATGCAAAAGTTATACAACTTATTCTTGATCATGAAAAAACCCACCCCATGATTGAGAAGGAAATTACCGAAGATGGAACAAAACCTCCATGTAGTTTCTGTGGATGTGATATAGAACATAAATTTGAACATAGTAAAGGTGTAACCCCCCTTGATTTATGTGGAATTCCCTTTAAACATATAACCTACGATGAAGTAGCATATGAAGAGTAAAAATGTATAGCGATTCAAACACGAAAAAAGCCCACCTCGAAGACTTTATAAAAGTTTTAGAGAGAGTTGAAAAAGAAGCCGATGTATCTCAGTATAGACTAGATGCTATTAGAAGATGTATAGAGAGGTGTAAGGATGACTAAACCCGATCATTATTGTGATGAATGTGCTCCCCTTTTTGGATTATGCCATAAATGTAATACGTCTAATGTTCTGATCGTGAATAGGAAGAAAGTTTTGTGCCAGTCTTGTGCCGAGTTGTAATTTTTTGTAATTTTCTGATTTTCAAAAATTGAATTTTTTCTGTGTCTACCTGGCTCAATCCAGGCGTTCGGCAAACACTGTGGAAAAGCTATTTAAACTTTTGGTTCAATATAAACTAACCCCATCATGCCTAGGTATGTCAAAACACCAGCTTTAATAAGTTCTATATAGTATCTACTGTATGCAAAAACCACAACACAGAACCTCAAGTGATAATGTCTCATTTGTGATAAGTTCTGAAATCATGCCTAATCGACTCTCTAGGGATAACATGATAGAGTGTGGAACCAAAATCGGAGACATGACTAAATTTATTTCAAAAAATGATTTAGCCGAAATCTTAGATA